GCCTATATGTTTGCCATTCTGCTTTTTTACTACTACTTAATGGTGAATCTTCGCCTTGTGTCCAATCTGATTCAAGCAAAAGATTGTTTCTGCGTTCTCTCATCCATTTGTTAATATCAAATGTAGCAAATGGATTTGCTTGTGATTCTACTTCTAATGTTTCCAAATTTATTTTGTATTCCATACAGTTAGGAACATATCCATCAATACTTGCTAAATTAGGTGCTTGTTGTAATTGTATTTCCAATATTTTATCGCTCATACGTCTACAAGATTCTATTTTTCCTGTATCTGTTTTATATATTATTCTATACATTATGGTTTCTCACCTTTTGTGATACGTTTCATTTCATATGCCATGTTACCTACACTTCTAGGATATGAATTTGCAAGATCCTCATCCAGTGTACTATATCCTTGTACTTTCATAGTTGCTTGTACTGGTTTCATATCAGCAGGTAGACTATGTGCTGTAGGATCTAGCTCAACCTTTTTAGTATCAGTTAATTGTGGGGGTGCACCTGTTATATTTTCAAAGGATATACCGCCGCCTGTAATCGGTACGTTGGCTGTATGAGTAGTATTTGCATATTGTAATGTTACTTCGTTACGGAAACCTGCATCATACCCTCCGCTTGGTATAACGCCACCTAGATTACCTACCGCTGTAAATGTATAATCTCCTATATCTACACCTGATATATCATACACTTCTGGTGTGATTAAGTCATTAAATGTAGTACCATAGTCCACATTAGCATTACCTAATCCTGCATTTTCTAACTGAGCACCTGCACCAAATACGTTCATTTGTTCGTTTACAAGTATATTACCATATATTTGATTGTTTAAGGTTAAATTACCATAATCACCTGTTAGTACACCTGGTATAGGCAATCCAATTACAGGAATGGTAGGAATACCACTATTACCCATTTCACCTTCATTTTGTGCATCAGTATGATTATAAATGTCTGCAAAATAGAACATAGCAACTATTTTTGTTGTTATTATTCCATCTCCGTTATCAACTTCACTTACTCGCATAACTCTGTATAATTCTTCATTAAACCCATGTCTAGGACTGGTAATTTTAACAACATCACCTACGTCCACTGTTAAGGCAGTATGGTTTGCTTCAAATTCTATTGTTCTACCTACTCTACCCTGTTTTAAGTCAATATTTCCTAAATTTGTAGCACGAGCCTTGTCATTTGTTAAGAATAATCTTGTACTTAAAGTGTTAATAGGTTCTGCGGCTATTCTGTTGAATGAAGGAAAGTTAGGTATACCTACATCTAATGGTACTTCTAAAAATACATTATCTGTTTGGTCTTTTGCTTCACCATTAGAATATTCTACATCTGCTTTGTTGTATGTTGTATATAAGTCAGGCTCTGTAACACTTATACTACTCGTAATATTATCGTCGTTAAATACGAATGCATTTGCAAGTTCGGCTGATGTAGCCACTCTGTTAGGTACTACCTTATATTTTCCTTGTTTTGCATTGTATGTAAAGAATGTAGCACTATTTTGACATATTTGATCTATATTTGTTAGGTTAGGTTGAAATGTACTTAGTCCACCATTAATTTGCCATTGACTATGCGTTGAACTACCACCAGCACTAGTTGTATATGCTACTTGCGTATTTGCATAATCATACATATCATCAAAAGAAGTCAAATCTAAATCGTCGTCTGTTAGTCCACACCCATATCTGTCATTCTTTAAATAATCTAATAGTACATTAGCAGGATTGTTAAGACTGTTATTATAATCATAACTTATAGTACCTAGTCCTTGTAATCCATTACCTGCATCATAATCAACTTCTACAATACTTATAACAGTATTATTACCTATTTTATTTGGATCACTTAGCCAGTTAGTGAACATAGTGTCTGCATCTACGGCTGTTGTGCTTCCACCTGGTGTTGGAAATATCTGTGCATTTGCATGAGTATTACCTGCGTATACTCTACATCTTATTTTACCATTTACATTTGTTACTGATGTACCATTAGGGTCTGTGAGACTTACTACTTGATGTGCTAAAGCACCACTACCAAAATTCAATTTACTATCGCCTCTATATACACCATCTATTGTGACACTACCACTATCTGTGTTTTCGCCTATAGCAAAAGCATATACCATAGTATTGTTTTGGTTTTTAATCATCGCATCTATGGCGATTCCTCCCAAAAAGGATTGTCCATAGTATACGGGTAATTTATTGTCAGTACTGGGGTCTAATTGTATTTTTACACCTGGATCTTTTGCAGATTGTATATTTGGTACACTGGGTCCTAAGGCTTTTGCTGTGGCAATAGCAATACCACCTGCTAGTAAAGATGTAGCAATACCTAAACCTGTAAGTGTTCCTGCCGCGGCAAAGGCCGCCGCAAAGCCGGCTCCTGTAATTGCACCTGTTATAACTGCCGCTATTGCTGTAAATACTGCCATCTGTTATCCCTCATATACATAGTTGGATTCTATTTCTCTCCAACCACGTTTTTCTAAATCAAAGTCCGGTGATTGCACCATGTTTGTTAATGTAAAGGCATCTATAATACCTTTTTCTTTTAATTGCTTACCAAATTTTATATATTCTACTAGTAATTTGTATCCTAATGTTGTATTTCTTGCTTCAGGTTCTACCCACCATGCATATTCTCTTAATATTTTTATATGCGGTAGCCATGTGTCTGAACCTATACCTGCAACTAACATACCCATAGGCTTTTCGTCTTTTTCTGCTACAAGTATTATACCTTGTTTCATAAATCCTGTAATTAAATTAGTTATATAATTTGCATTATATTGTGGATTATGAAATGCTGTAAAAGGAGCCGCATTAGCAAAATTAATCATCATATCCATGATAATTTCATAATCTCCCATTCCTGCACGTCTAATCATTTACCTCTCCTGTACACTTTTATAACGATTACGGTTTCCGCCACCGCCACCACCACCACGGCCGCCGCCACCGCCTCCACCACCGCCTCCGGTGGAACCACTGAACTCTCTACCAAAGTCAAATTGTACTTGGTGTAAATCTTTTACTCTGTCCATTATGGTATCGGTTGGGAAGAAACGTTTTCTATCTACTTCGTTTGTTCTTTGTCCTGTGACTTGATTTTCTAATATTGCTAGTGTACTTGATGCTGATACAACTACTGTTGCTGTATTTTCACCTGATAATACATCCATTTCTTCACTTACACTATAAGATGTTATTATACCTTTAAAACGTTGATATGTGTTTGTAATATCACCTGTAGTAGTGTCAAAGAATGCTCTATCCACTATAACTTCGCCACCTTTTATAGTAGTTGCTAATACTTTTGTCAAATAATTATTACCATCTACAGGAACACCACTTAAAGATAATTGTAAATCTCCTGATGTTGCTTTAATATTATCTGCTATAGTACCACATTGTAGGAAGCCTCCTAATGCTGTAAATGAATTTAAAGGATTTGTACCTACTATTGATTTATATGCATTAGTTAATCTATATGTAGTAGGACCTAATTTTAAGGTAACTAATAATGCATGTGCTATATTGACATTTGCTACTTCTGGTATGCTTGTACTCATTATAAAACCTCTATAAAATTAACACTAGACTTACTATACTGTAACCTATCATGTGGTTGTACTGTATGCGGAATTGCTTCTGCAAATTTTACTGTCCATGAAGGATTGCCCACATTAAACGAACTTACACCACTTTGGTCTTCCATTATCCGTCTTGTAACAGGTACTGCCACGTTGGCATTATTTGTCCAAGCAACATCTTCTGCAACTTGGTAAGGATGTGAGTCCATTTGTATATAACTACCTGCACGAACCAAATATACAGCACCTGTCATATTTGCTGTAACACCAGTAGTATTTACATATATTGTAGATTCGCCTATTGTACAATCGGTTAGAGTAATTTGTGTGGCATTGGGCACATCTCCCTGATATGTGCAGGGACCTGGGTTAGGTGCGGTATATGTAAATGTTGTGCCTTTGTTCATTGCATCTTCTATTGTAAATAGGTACTCTCTTTTAGTACTGTATTTTTTACCCGGACACATTCCTACTTCTATTTGATATACTGTATTTACAGCCATGTGTTCTGCGGCTTGTCTACCACTTAAACCTATACTACTGTTAGTAACTTTGTCCAAAGTTATGTTCATATATGTTTCTGGTAACATTACTTGGGCTATAGATTGTTCTATTGTGGCCATTATACTACCTCTGCAAATTCAAATGCATCTTCTATTCTTACTGTAACATTGTTAGGACCACCTGGTTGAAATGATGACCTGGGTTTGTTTATGCATCTTACTCGGAAATTAACATTTGCGCCTACTCTTAGTTCTGGTGTTGATAAAGAGGCTATTGAGGCACTATTATATAGACTATACACACGATTTAATTTTATATCTAAGTATTTTGTGCCTATACCACCATAAAAGTTAGCACTTGTGACTTCTTCTGCTACTTGATAAGGTCTTTCAG